AAAAGGCGAAGTAGCCACCATCGATGAACTGAAAAAGCTTTGGGAGATGCTTCGCACCGAATTCGGGGAATCCTTGGGTAAACACGACCTCACCATTAGAGAAGAAGACCAAAGTCCGCCGACTCCCGAAGAAGACGAACTCGGACGGGAGATCGACGAAACCATCAAAGATTTTTATGGACGAAAAGCAAAAGGAGAAAAGCAGCATTCTGTATTGGATAAGAAAGAATAAGATCAAGGGCGAAAGCGGTGACCGGATCGAGTTCGCGGATCACCGCTTTATGCTCGACATTTATTCGGATCGATCGCCGTTCCAAGCGATACGCAAAGGGTCGCAGATCGGCGCCAGCACGATGGAGATATTGAGAGCGATTCACGGTGCGCGCTTCTGGGGCATCAACCAGATTTATACCTTGCCGACAGTTGACGACGTGGCCGAGTTCGTAAAAAGCAAGGTTAATCGCATCATGCAGGTCAACCCATGCATAAGAGAAGGGGTAAGCGTGAAAGACACGGATTCGGTGGAGCAGAAACAAATCGGCAAATCGTTTCTTTTCTTCAAGGGAACTTACACCGAAAAAGAAGCGATCATGCTTACCTCCGACCGTAATATTCACGACGAGCTGGACAAATCCAAGCCCGAAGTGATCCGCGATTACATGAGCCGGATGGGATTTTCCAAGATAAGAAGCCAGCATTATTTTTCGACTCCGACCATCCCTGACGCGGGAATCGACAAATTATTTGCTCAGTCTGACCAAAAATTCTGGAGATTCAACTGTCCTTATTGCGGTTTTCGCCAGCATATGGATTGGGAAAAGAATTTAAACCGCGAGCTTAAGATTTATGTGTGCCAGAAATGCCGCAAGGAGATAACTTCGCGCATGGCATGCGACGCGGGGAATTGGGAGGCGCGGTTCCCGGGTCAAGAGATAAGCGGATATTGGATCAACCAGATGATGTGTCCCTGGCGCACCGCCAAAGATTTGCTTGCCGAAGAAGCCAACGCCGAAGACCAGCAATACTTTTACAATTTCGTTCTTGGACTGCCCTACATTTCCGCTGATCAGAAGGTTTCCGCGGGATTGTTTCTTCGCAACGTCACCGACGCTAAGGCCGATGCCGGCGATTGGAATGTGATGGGGGCGGATACTGGCGACGAAAACCATGTGGTGCTTGGCAACGAAAAAGGAGTTTTTTGGATCGGTAAGATCAAGGACAAACCCAACAAAACGCGCTGGGATTACATCGCCGAACTTATCCAGTTTTACGACGTGCGGGTTTGCGTGATCGATGCGATGCCCTGGACCGAAGAGGCGTTGCGTCTGGCCCGTAAATTTCCCTATCGGGTTTATGTAAATTTTTACAAAGAAGACCCGAAGATGCTGGAAGTCGTCCGATGGAACGATGAAAAAGAAACCGGCGACAAACCGTTCGAGGATGAAATAAAAGTTCTCACTTCCCGCAACCGCATCATTGACGACACCATTTCGTCGCTTCGCCGCGGGGAGATAAAATTTGCCATGAGCTCAGGTGATGCGACATTTAAAATGCTTATCGAGCACGCGCAAACAATGTACGCGCGCACCGTTACGAATCAATACGGCCAGGAAAAGCGCGAGTGGGAATCAACCACGGGAAATGACCATCTGTGGCACGCGCTTGTTTACTGGCATATCGCTCTGAATAAGCGTCTCAAATATGAACCAAACCGATAACGGCAGAAAACAAGAAAAAGAAGAAAGAGCCAGAAGAATAATCGAAAAGGCGTATCTTGATGCCCGTGGTTTGAAGTTTGGCCGGATCACGATTTTCGTGCAGGACGGCCAAGCTTTCAGGGTGGAGACAACCGATTCCTACACGGGCAAAAAATCCGCTTAAGTTTCCCTTCGAAAAATCTTTAAGAAATCTTAATCGCCAAAATTATAAGATGATCTTGTTCCTTGAAACGAGGCAATCTTGGCGCAAGGATGCGACTTGACTTATAAAAGGGTTTTGGCGATGCTGTTGCTAAGCAATAATCAATAAAAAAGCATGCAATATTCAAACAATCGCAAAACTTTGATCGCGGCGGCTCTTCTCCTGACGTTGTTCGCGGGACTTGGGATTTATACTTCAGGTCTGTTTTCAAGGAATTCACGGTCGGTTTCCGAGACAAATCTTCCTTCGGATGTCGCCACGAATCAGAAAACTGATTCCGCGGCGATAACTGAAACGGAGATTCCGTCCCAAAAGGAAACACCGCCAGTTTCAGACAAGCCTGCCGAAATCGCAAAATCGGATGAACCAACCCCCGTTGTTTCAAAGCCAGTGCAAAAATCTCAAACTTCCGATATTCCGGCGCAAAAACCGCAGAACACCGATCCAGTAGCCATAGCTTCTCCGATGGAAACGGAACGATTCGCGGTGCCGCCGGAAGCGAACGCAATCGATCAAGTCGCCGACAGTCTCGCCGAGCAAGGATTCATCAAGAACAAAGATGCGTTTAAAAGCGCATTCACCTCAAAGGAGCTAACGATCAATCCGGGCGGATACAAACTTTCCAAAGAAATGAGCGTGTCTCAAATCGCGGAAGCGTTGCGCCAAAAGCCTTATATGAAATGGGTCGTGATCCCCGAAGGTCTTCGCAAAGAAGAGATCGCGGCTCTTCTTTGCGACGCTCTCGGGTGGACGCAAAATCAAAAAAACCTCTGGATCACTACCTACACCAAAATGAAGTTCGACAATATCGAAGGTGTTTATTTTCCCGATACTTACCTGATACCGGTCGATGAATCTCCGATTGATGTGGCAAGCAGATTGATTGCAAAATTCAATGAAAAATTCGCAGTGTATTTACCCGAATTCAATTCTCAAAATATTAAATGGACTACTGGATTAACCTTGGCTTCGATAGTCCAAAGGGAAGCGGCCAATGATGCCGAGATGCCCTTAATCGCCGGCATTCTTTGGAATCGCCTGAATCAAAGCATGGCGCTGAATGTCGACGCGACGCTCCAGTATGTCCGAGGTGACGTAGGTAAGGGCTGGTGGGCTCCGATAACCGTCGCTGACAAACAAACCGAGTCACCCTACAACACTTATAAAAACAAAGGTTTGCCTCCGCATCCGATCTGCAACCCGGGGATTCCCGCCATCGAAGCGGTTCTGACTCCTGCCCAAACAGACTGCTTGTACTACCTTCACGGCAAAGACGGACAAGCTCACTGCTCGAAAACATACGAAGAGCACCAGAAAAACATCGAGCAGTATTTAAAATAAAATCCTTATAAACCGCCGGAGCGAAGGTTGGTTCGCTCCGGCGGAGGGATTTGTAAAGGTCGAAAAAAATAAAAGTCGTAAAACAATTAAGCAAAATAAAACAAACGAATTATGAAAAAAAATTTTATTATTGCGAGTTTAGGTTTGGCGGTTTGTTTGGCGGTTGGCATAGGAATAACCTACGCCAGCCAAGTGCTTACCAAACAGGACGAGGTGGCGCTCAAGCAAGCAATGAAACCGGAAGTTCCCGCCGGGGAGCGGATGGTCGATATGGTGGGGGTATTTCCGCCGCAGTTTGAATCGGATGCCGACGCGCAAATCAAGGCATACGATAAAGAATATGGCAAAGACAACGTGCAGGTTTTGAGCTACAAAGGCTACACGCTGATCATTCCGCCCGGGAAGACCGCTGAAGTCGACAAAGCTAAGCAAAGGATAGATGGCAATATCAAATCGCAGCAATCGGCGACCCCCCAGGAAAGCATTCAACAAAGAGATGTCGACAGAATCAAGGAAGTGTTTGGAACGCAGGATACCGTTAGCTACGATGCGACGATCGGAGCTTATGTTGACGAAAGCGGAAACCAGTACAACTTTGTTCAAGGACAGCTGGTTAACAAGCAAGTCGGTGTGACTTCGGCATTGCAGCAAAAGTGGGAGAAAAAATATCCTCACTTGAACGGTTCGTCGACCACGCAGGCCGTCGTCACCGAAGAACAGGCCAAAGACAAAGCCGGCAAATTGCTGGACAAATTGTTTAGCGTCGAGCGAGCGAGCGAACTTAAGACGAAAGTCGAAGTAACTTCAATCGATGATAAGCTGACAGGAATCGTTTACGGGGACAATGAAGCGAGCGTTTTGGTCGACAAAGTTACGGGTGACATAATCGCCTACAGTAAAATAAAATAACCACCATGAACAAAAAAAATTTTATCGCAGCGTTGCTCCTCGCGATGACAACAATGTTCGTGGGGGCTAATGCGTTGGCAGTAAATTGCCCTTACCTGCATGACTTTTGTCCGGCAGGAGGCGGAATACACGGCTGGTGGGCAACATTTACGCCTACCCACAGATTGTGTTCCACGGATTACTATACCTGGAACTCAACGGGTTATGCAAGCGAAGAGTCTTGGTATTTGTCGGGTGCCATTTATCAAATGTGCAGCCAGCAGATTCCGAACCTTGGCGGGCCGACAAACTACGAAAATGTGCTTCCCAGGGCTTATATTCCATGGCCTCATGGATCGCAAACCCATAACGCCCATTATTACAATTGGCAATCGGGCAGCACATATTATATGATCGGTTCGATCAACCAATATGCCACCGCGGGATGGGGTTATTTGTCAACGACCAACTGGGTTTGGGCGGATCAATTCAAGGTGTCCGATTGGACAAATGAAAGTTACGAAACCAAGACCGTTGATTTGGATAGTTTCTCGGTGAGCTGCCCCAGCTAATGGGATCGCAAGAAGAACAGAACCAACCACAAAACCTCTCCCAACCAAGAGGTTTTTTGTTTAGGATTCAATTTGACGATATAGATAAGAAAATGCTTTATTAAAACATCAAGGGCAGAAGCTCCGCCAACCCGGAACTGAAGCCCTTGATTTCATTTTATTTGACACTGAGGTAGGACTTGCTAAAATAAAAATATCAGAAAGTATGGCTTGACGGCGTTCCGATTTCGGAACTAAAAGTTACGGGGCTACGACTTCTGTCATCAACAACCGTTTTACGCGGCGAAGATTGATGGCACAAGTTGTAGCCCTTTTTTGTTTTATTCACGCGCATATGGATGAAATCGAGGTCAATCAAACGGATCAAAACAAAATCTCGCCAAGCGAGGTCTATTCTCCCGATGCCGCGGAGCGGGCGCTTGTTGAAAAATGGAAAAAGCGATTCACTCGCGCCGACAATTTCCTGCGGCCTTACCGCGCCAAGTGGCTGCGGATGTACAAGCTTTACCGCGCTTATCAGGAAAAAACGAATTACGCATATCAGACGCGCTTAATGCCGCCGATCGCTTTTGAAATCATCGAAACCGTGGCTTCGCGCCTGGCCACGGCAAAGCGCAAAACCCGCATTCTGCCACGCAATAAAAAAGACGCGGTTTCAAAATCGATTCAATCATGGGATGACCTTGTGAATTATGATTTCGACACGGTAAAGATTGGAAAGAAACTGCCCAAATGGCTCAAGTCATCAACAATGTATGGCAACGGCCTTGCCAAAGTAACCTGGCTTACCGATTCCAGTATTGACTACGACGATCCGTTTCTTACCATTTGCGACTTATGGGACATCTTGATTGCGCCCGAAACTGAAGATTTGCACGAAGATTGTCCGTGGCTGATACACCGGATATTGAAGTCAAAAGATCGGATCGAGCGGGAAGAGAAAGCCCGCGGCAACGACGCGATTTACAAAAATCTGAATTTCGTCGAGGCCAAGCAAGCCGATGACTGGAAAAAAGAACGATACGACGTGAATCTGAAAAAGATGGGTCAAATTCAAAGCGTCGAGGCCCAGGGAAGCGAAGGCGCGGTTATTAAAGTTTCGGATGACAAATATGAGCGGGAAAAACAAGTCGAGCTATGGGAGTGCTGGGATTACGAAGAAGGCAAGCTCGTTACCATTGCCAATAAAGAAGTTTTGATACGCAACGATGACAATCCTTACCAAAAGGTAAACAGTGGCCGGATTTTCATAAACTTACCCGACCATGAACTCAATTGGGAATTCTGGGCTGTGGGTCATATCGAGCCTGTCGAAACCACGATTGTAGAAATCGCGGATCTGCGCAACCAGCGAATGGATGACGTGATTCTTATGCTTGATCCGGTGATAAAAATCCGCAAGGATTCGGGGATTTCGAAAAACGATATCATTTTCGCTCCTGGGGCGAAATGGGAACTGCGCAAAATGGACGATGTGCTGGTGGAGCGTTTACCAGATATTAGCTTGATGGGAACCGATGAAGAGAAAGCTCTCCGCGACGAAATCGAAAGAACGCTGGCGATCTCGGAATATGTCCAAGGAATGCCCAAGTCCGCCCAAGAACCGCTGGGTAAAGTGGAAATGCTTATCGGCCAAACAAATCTTCGCTTAAGTTCGCTGTCGCAAAATCTTTCCGAATCCCTAACCCAGCTGGCAAACATTCTCGTGGAAATGAACCGCGAGTTTATCGGTCAAAATAAACTGTATCGGTTGGTCGGCGATGATGTCGGCTTCAAGGAATTCACCACTGACGATAAGGAAGTAAAGGTCGACGCGGTAGTGCAGGTCGATCCGATCGTGCCGCCGGATCAGGAAACGCGCTTGAACCAAGCCTTCCTTCTCTACGACAAATTTGTCGCCGAAGACAAACCCGATCCGGCCAACCCAATCGAAACCGCGCGATGGCGGAAGCGCAAGCGATTCATTCAAGAAATGATTCTGGAGGAGCTTGGCAAAGAAGCGTACAAAGCGGTGATTTTAGGAGAACCTGAAAACATTGTGGCGGAAACAAACATCGCGCCTCAAGCGGGTCCGGTTCCGTCGCCGCAAATCGCGGATCCGCAACCGCCACCTTCGGCGGAATCAAATCAACAGCAGGGATTCCTCGGGAAAATCCTTTCCAAAATTCCATTTATCGGGCAGGGTCAATCATCGGTTTAATTTCAAAACATTTATGGCAAAAAGCAATTCAACGATAAAAACCGCAAAAGTGAAAGCGATGAGCAAGACGCTCAGCGGAAGCGATTGCATCGTGTCGTTCCAAGAAGACCAAGGACGGG